GCCTTAGCAAAAAGCAGATCATGAATAGCATCAATAGCAGATGCCCTGTCATTGTCGCTGATCTTATCAACGATATTTACAATGCCAGGTTCAGGGTTATGTTGTTCCATAATAACAATTCAGTATAATTTATTTATTGTTTGAAGAAGGTGAAGGCATTTTCTTTGCCTTATCTACTTCTCTATCAGAAGCAGCATCCGCAGCAAGTTCGTTTCTTTCCGCAGCATCATCTGCTTGCATTCCTTGAATTTCAGGACTGAAAGCAGTATTTTGTTGCGTCATTGTATCCAACATATTCTGTTGAGATGGATCAATAGCAAGACCAGAAGCAATGTCGCCCTTCATTTGCTTATCAATTTCCTTCACATCTTTCTCAGTTTGACCTAAGATTTCACGGCGAACATAATCGACAGAGAAATACTTACCAACGAAAGGATCCATTTGAGTGACAGTCATCATTCTTTGGTTCATCATTTCAATCTTTTTCAGTTCATTGAAATGATTGTCAAAGAGATAGTCATACTGGATATGCTCCTTCATATCATCCCAATCTTCTGGAGCAATTACTCCCTTGAGGATGAGTTGGGTCTTGAGAATATCGTGGAAGAGTTCACTAAATCTTTTACGAAGTCTTCCGATGAACTTGGTAAACTTGAGTTCGTCACGGAGGACTTCAGTTGTTTTACCGAGGTTAAATCCTTTGTTATCGTCGGTAAGACGAGAAGGAGGAAGGTTGAGAGAATTGTAGAGTTTCTTTTTGAAATACTCAACATCTTTGAGTTCGCCTAGGTTCTGACCACCAGGAAGAGTTGTGATCTCAGTTCCTCTGCCACCTTCGCGGCGAGGAAGCCAGAAGTCTTCCAGCATACTCATATGCTTTTTGTCATCACGCATCTCACCAGTCTGTGCGTCATAGACTAGCTTGTTGCGATAGCGCGACATTACATCGCGTAGGTATTGTTCCGCTTTTACTTTGGGAAGATTGCCTACATCGATGTAGAAAATTCTACGCTCAGGTGCTCTTGACAATCTGTAGATAACAAGACTATCTTCGATCATTCTGAGTTGGTTGAGTGACTTGATTGCCTTGTGTAGGAAACCAAGTGTCATTCTTTTGTTTAAATCCTGTAGACCTGAAGGACAGAAAGTAATACTGTCCACTGCCATCTTCACGCCTTGTGACAGAGACATATCACCAACTGGTCCCAGAACACCTCCCTTGTAAAATCCTTTCGGATTGTAAAGATAGTAGTCAACAAACGTACCATATTCATACTCAAGTGCCGTGCCTTTGATTGCTGCTTTCGCTAGAGCGTCTTTTGGAGTATTGTCAATTTTTTGACGGACCTTCTTGATCTTCATTGGATCAATATAACGAAGTTCCGTAATTCCTTTCTTTGGATTATCTAGATCGATAACCTTATGGTAGAATAGTCTACCGTCGATATACCAAGTTCTAACAATCTCGTGTGCGCGATTGTCAAAATTCAAAAGTCGTTTGATATATTCAAACTCATTACGAATTCTATTTTTTACTCCAGCACCAACTTCGAGATTATCTAAGTTAATTTCTACGGGAGTGTCGTGTGCGTCGCTAACAATAAATTCGTTAACAACTTCGTCTACCGCACTATCCACCTCGGGGTGAATTGCCATGTCACGATAACGACGGATCATCTCAAACTCATTACGAGCTTGATTGTCCGTATCTACATACGTTCCATAATACCCACCAGCGGCGACGGCGATGGGTTCATCAGCAGAAGGAGGGACAGGGGATTGCCCCTTCTGTCCCTCCTTTCTGTTAATCTGGAAGCCAAATAACTGACTCATGATTAAAATACAAACAGTTGAGCGTTCAACTATTTATCAGACTACGCCAATGGCAGAAACGCCAGCGCGTGATCCACCTTGTGCGGTGAAGTAAGAATACTGCCACTCAACGGTGAATTCTTCGATCTGGTCATTGCTATCATAAGCAAGATCGATAGAAGAAACATTAGTTGGGAAGCAATACTTCAGAGTATACTCTCTGAGGATAGCGCCTTCTTCGCTAGCATCTTTTTCAAGTTGCTTAACGCCAAGATCAGCCATGTAACCATCGCTGTTGTTTGGAGTAAAGAGAGGAGCGGTGTTGCCCTCGTGAGTGTTGATGCTGTTTGCCCACTGTTCAAAGAACGCACGGAGTTTGAAGTCCTTATCATTGAAGAAGGTAGTGGTCCAAGTATCGAAGGTTCTATCACCTGCGATCTTGACTGTTCTACCACGGAATGGAACTTCGATAACACCTAGGTTTGAACCTGGGAGTGCAGCAGACTTACAAAGAATGTTTGTAAGATTTTGATCTTCAGTTTGTAGAGCAATAGATGCTGGGAACTGAATATCGATCAGGAACATGTTGGGCTTCACGCCCTGACCGATAGTTTGTAGGAATTGACTTACGTTTGACGATGCCATTGTTGTTTACCTCGTGTTGTTTTCTCTATAACTAATTATCATCTACCGACGACTTCAGCGAACGAGACGCCCGTTCTAGTAGCAGTAACTGTAACTGTTACATAGTTGATAGAGCGTGTAGGCTTGAGGTAGAGTTCAGCGACAAACTCATTTCTGTCGATAACTTCAGGAGTGTTGTTGCTTTCATCGCAAACAACCAAGAAGTCTGTTAGACCTCTGCGTGCCTGAATTTCCGATAGGTATGAACCAATCGAAGCAGCAAAACCGCCGCGAGTTGTGCTATCGTTCTGCTCGAAGAGGACGCCTTCAGCAAGTGCTCTTGCTCTCTTCTCAACATTGAGGAAGAGACGGCGAACATTAATTCTGTCGAATGCAGAAGGTGAAGCAAGACCAGTCTTATCTCCAAAGAGAACAGGACCAGAACCAGGCATAGAAACGATTGGGTTAATTCTTGCGGTGTATAGATCGTCGCGTTGTGCTTTGTTAGGATTGAATGCTAACTTAACAACATTCTGAAGACCACCACGATTTAGACCTGCAGGTGAGAACCAGTCGTCTAGAATTGAAGAAGTGGAAACACAAAGACCAGCAACATCACCATTGCAACCGACATAACGATATTTATCGTTGAAGCGATCGTAGGTATACTTAACACCACTATCTAGAACAACATAGGAAGAAGATCCGATGTTATCATGGAAAGCAATTGTATTTGCTAGTTGTGCTGCAGGAGTTAGAGCAGTGCCACCAGAGGTAGCAACTTGAGTTCCAGTCCAAGGTGAAACAAAAGCAATGCAATCTTTTCTGCTATTAGCAACAGCAGCAACTGCCTGTGCCTTAGCGATTGTGTCGCTCTCGTTAGCACCATCTCCACCCATTAGAACAAAGTCAACGGTGGTCTGTTCGGTGTCTAGGAACTGGTCATATGCTGATTGGATTTCGCCAGCAGAATATGCATAGTCATCAGTACCACCTGATAGAGTGCCGCCTGCGGTAGGTAGAATTCTTGCTAGAGCAAGAGGAGCAGCAGAAGTAGCACCATAAGATGCTGCTGCAGCACCAGGATCTTCGCCAGCAGTCGTTACTTCGGAAGTACCAAGAGCAGCGCCAGCATAAACATAACCTGAATACTCATTAACATAGTCCTTCCAGTAAGAAGATGCACCTTCGGGTGTCTTACCATCGGATAGTTTTGAGAGATAGGTCATTCTCTCAACAACTGTATTTGTAGCTTCGTTAACAACAGCAACATGAACTTCGTCGTATGAAAGATAACGCTCAGAAGCATATGCTGAAGTGCCAGGACGAGGAGCGATTGCCTTGTATGTTAGACCAGTTGAACCGATTGTCTGCGAATTGTAATCCCAAGCAGTTGCGGTATCACCAGCAGCAGGAGTAGGAGCAGCAGAACCCTGAACAATAGAGAAGCTGTCATTACTGATAACTTCATAAACTTCGTGTCCTACAGCAGCGTCATCAGTGTATGTGCCGCCAACTGATAGACCGTGACCAGTTTTGGTGATGACCCAATCAGCACCACGGTCAACGATTACAACGCGAAGGTTGTTGCCCTCAGCGCCAGCGTAACGAGCAGCAAACTTTTCGGAAGTTACGCCAGCATCGAAAGCATCCTTATCACCGATAAGAACACCACTACCACTTTCGGTAGCATTTAGAACTGCGGTCGCTGCTCTAACAACTGCTAGTTGTCCGCCATAGCGGAGGAATTCAGCAGCAACCAACCAATCGCCAGCGTTAGCATCGACTGGTGTGCCGAAAGTATCAATCAGTTCTCTCTCAGAACCAATTCTTGTAATTTTGCCTACGGGTCCAGTGCGGAATGAAGAAGCAAAAGCACCTACAAGGGAGGTTGCTCCAACTACTACAGCATTGGATAAATCACTTTCTCTAATAATAACACCAGGCGAGACTTGACTTGCCATTTTTGTACCTCTTTAGATATCAAATTTATCTAAATCTATTTAGATTTTTGACTTGTTCAGAGGTGGTGAACAATACATGAACTACCAATCTGGATATCCCCAGTCCGAGAATGGATCACGCTTCTTCCTACTATCTATTACTCTTTTGACTGTACACTCCTTACACTCGTAAGCATATGCTGACGGATGACCTTTCTTACTTTTTCTTGTCAGATAAAACTCAGAGATCAAGTCCTTCTTCTCTCCACAGGATCTACAGACCCTTTCTCTAAAGAGTAAATGTTCTAGACTAAATTGATCTCCAATATCCATTAGAAGTTCCACATGTAACTTACTTCTTCTTGCTTATCTCCATACTCCCATAGGTTTCCATCTGTATCAATGAAGGTGTCATCGCCCATACCATCATCAATAAACCCAAAAGGTGCCATGTCTTGCTCAATCTGATTTCTCTGCTCCTCATAGATCCTTCTTCTGATGTCCTGGTCGGTCATCTCCTTGAAGTATTCCTGCATGACTAACCATGCAAAGAGAACCATACACATCACAAGGTCATCATGGTATCCTTCATCTGCTTCCCATGCTTGCTTCTTCTGCACGAATGTGGTAAGCTCTTGGAAAATATTAAAGTCGTTGAAGATTAATTTATCTTCTTCAATAATTGCTTTGAGGTTAGCGCAACCAATCTTCTTGACGGTCACGCTCATCTTCACACCTAGTTGTGTTTTGTTTCCTGAGAAACCTTGTCCGACGATCTGACCCGCTCTGCCACGCATAGCACACATAAGGACGTTAGGATACTCAAGATCGTAATTGAGAGTTGCAGCAATACTATCACCGATATCATTTACTTCTACCAATACATAAGGGTTATTATATTCTTTACAGACTTGGAAAATTACTGAGGGAAACAGTACAGGTTTAATCTCATTATTTCTGTACTTTGCAACGATCTTATACGGCATCGTGGTGATATCAAACACGATGAAAGCACTATAGTCGCCGCCAATTCCTCGGGCAACGTCCACAGTAATAATATATTCGTGATCCTTTTGCACTCTCTCATACACGTCAAGTCCTGCATTGCTAGCGATGGGGTCTGCGAAAGGAATGTTTTGTAGTTTTGCTGGACTAATCAAAGTGTCAGCAGATCCAAGGAAGTCGCACTCAAACTCCTGTGCGAACTGCCGTGGTGATGTGTTCTTGATTGTTTCTTCTTTCCACTTGGCATCCCTTCCTGGGACCTGCGACCAGTGAACTTCATTAGTAACATAATCATTCTTGCCTCTCCTAGCATCCTCCCACATCTTGTAGAAGTGATTCATG